GGAGAAAGGAAACCGAACAAATTAAAATTGCGGATGAGATTTACCACCTGAGATACCCAAATCAGAACGCATAGACATCATATTGAATACGAATGTTGCGGGCATATCTGTAACCTCGTCGAACTTCGTCAAATCGCCATCGCATAGGTCGTGGATTGTTTTTTCCCACGCCCATTTTTGGAATTTGTTCTGCTGCTGCGCGACTTTCTTTTCTTCCGCGTCCATCTCTTTCAAATCCTCCTCCGCGATCTGCTCAGGGTCGGTATCAAATAGCCCTGTGTATTCCGTGATAAACCATTGAACGCGGTCAACCCATGCGTTAACTGCTGGGTATGTTTGGTCGATAGAAAGCTTATCGAACATCCTTCGTCTATCATCGAATGGTATCGTATCAATGGGCTGATAAATTACCTTTCCCCATGCGTTTTCGTCCGTGCCTCGGTAGGCATAGCAAAGAATCTGCGTGAAGTTCTGATAAAAGTCCTGCATGAGTGTGGACACGTCGATAAATTCACCGATGGTCATCGTCTCAACAGGCTTAAACATTAATCCGTTGATAGACTTCCTGAGATTACCACGCGGCTCACGCTTAATAAAGCGTATGCCGTCCATGATTTCTTCCAGTTCGGTATCGTAAAGTTCATCAAAATCAAATTCCGTAGTATCGGTATCGAGCAACACACACAACTGAGCGATGCGGTACTCGATAACCGATGTGAATTCTTCGGGATTTAACTGCTTAAACTCGATAAACCTATCAGTCGATAGTTCTGACCACTCCTTCGGTAGTAGTTGTTTTATCTGCATTTGTTTCTTTCTGTAATGATTGCACCATTCGACCACTCAACTCCATCATGTAAGGGAACGCAACGTCTGCCGTCACCTTCTCGCGGAACATCTTAGCCTTATGCTTGATGTGGTTAACGTCATAGTGTTCCATGTTGCTTAGCCCTTCTTTCTTAAACAGTACGCCCATCATCTCAGCAACCCACGAAGTACCGATGCCGACGAACTTTTCAATCAACTTCATGTCCTTTACCTTAATCTTTAGGCTATCGGTGAAAGCAACATACTTAACCCCGTCGATTTCAATCATAGGAACACACTCACTCGGCACGGCTTTCGATTGGTCGGTGAACTCACGAATAAGCGCGTTGAACTCATCGGACTCTAAATCTTCGATTAGGTCTTTGCTCAACCCTAAGATGTGAAACACCTTGGCGTATCGGTCAATGATGCCGTCAGTCTTATCGTTTAGCGCGGTGGTGACTTTCTCGAAATCACCAATTGTCATTTCATGCGGCGCGTTGCGCATGGTTTCATTTCTTACCTGTATCATAGTTTACGTTTGGCACAAAGTAACACAAAAATTATAAATATTCCATTTGTAAGTAAATGGAAAAAGTTCCCGTTTACGAAGTTGACATCGAAGGCACGAACGATGAAGGGCAACCGCTTGGAGTTGATATGATTGCCTTTACCTCTCGACCTGCTATCAAGGTTAAAGGTGTGGCGTTTGAAGCGGAAACAAAACAGTTCTTTTCAGATAACATAAAGTATCGCATCGCAGCACCTGCAATGATTCCGATGGAAATCTACCGCAAGGCTGATGAGGATATGGGCGAACACTACGTGAAGTTTACCGAGGATGAGATTGAGAAAATCTACTCACGCTTCATGGAGAACCTAACTAACCGCGACTTGTTCAACTTAGAACATAACGCGGAAAAGAAAGTACCTGCGTACATCTTAGAAGCATGGTTAGTGGAGAACCCAAAACAGGATAAGTCTTATTCAACATTCGGTATCGAGTGTCCTAAAGGCACTTTATTCGTAGTGTCTCAGGTTACTGACCCTGCGTACTACGAATCGCTAGTGGCAAATGGTCAGGTGGGTTATTCCGTAGAGGGATTCCTTGGGCTAAAAATGAGTGAACAAAAACCCGAAATAAAAATGGAAAAAAAAATCACACTCCCTGACGGTGAACATAAAATCGGTAAGATGATTTACACCGTTGTTAATGGTGAGTTTACCGAAGTTAAGGAAGAAGAAATGGCCGAAACTGCCGCACCTACCGAGGAAGAAAAACCGACCGAAGATGCACCTGCCGAAGAAGTTGCTGCTGCTGAAACACCTGCACCTGAGGGCGAAACATCAGGCGCATTGACCGATGCACAGAAATCAGAAATCATGGCGTTGATTAAACCTATGATTGATGAGTTAACCTCCATCATCGCAGAAACCAAACAACTCGTAGAGGGTGAACCTGCCGTTGAGGAGGAAATCAAAGAACCTGCGAAAACAGAAATGAGCGCACACGAAAAGTTTATGGCGTTCTATGAAAACACAATTGTAAAATCAGAAACCGAAAAATAAAAACCACATGGCAAAGAAGTATCTATTTGATTTGAGCGTAGCTTCATCCGCTCTTTTGCAAGTGAATCCAAAGGAGTTCTACGCTAAGACACTCCTTTCCGATCGCTCTACAGCACGATTCCGCCAACTCCTGAACATTAAGGAGAAAACGAAAATCGCTAACGTGTTGTTCGCTGACGTACTGCAAGAAGCAGGTTGCGACTTCGCGGCTACCAACCAAACACTTTCCGCTAAGGAAATGGAACCATGCAAATTCCAAATCGGAGTTGAGATTTGTCAAGATGACATCGAAACTTCATTCCTTGCTGACTGGATGAAACCCGGCTCTGCTCCCGGTGATTTCATGTCAGGTGGAAGCATGGCACAGTTTGCCACTCACTTCTACGAAGAACTTCGTAAGAAAGTAAACGAAGAACTTGAAGTGTTGACCTTCCAAGGTGACACCGATGGGAACACTAACGACTACCTTGAATTGTGCGATGGTTTGGAAAAACAATTCGCATTTGAAGATGGTATCGTAACAGGTGTTAACCGTATCACAGGTACTACCGTTACCTCTTCTAACGTAGTTGCTGAGTTGACGAAAGTTTACAACGCAATCCCGAAAGCACTTAAGAAAAAGAAAGCACAAATCCTTTGGATGGTATCGCCTGTTGTTGCTGATGCTTACCGTTTAGCGGTTGCAACTGCATCTGCTGAGGCATACACCACCAAAGATGCTGACTTGAAATTCTTGGGTTACACCTTGACCGTGTGCGAAGGAATCTCTGACTACGTGATGATGGCTTCATTGTCCGATAACTTCATCTTCTTGACTGACCTCGTTAGCGATGCAGAATCTCTGCAAACTATCGACATGAGCAAGACAACTGGTGACCGTAAAATCCGCGCAATCGGTGCGCTCAAATTCGGTGTTAACTATGTTAACCCGTCTGAAATCGTAACCTACGGTATCGCAAAACAATCCTAATCATTAACCAATAAGGGAGGGTAACACCTCCCTTTAATACACTTAAAAACTATGGCTTGTAATTCTTTAGTAGCTATCACGAAGTCATGCGAGAACAACCTCGGTGGCATCGTTCAAGTGTGGGTAAATGACCAAGACAACATCACAGGTAAAACCGTTGATACTGCCAACTGGGAAATTACAGACTTCACCAACACCGTTGCATTCGTTGAATACGAAGTGAAACGCAACGTGTCGAACTACGTGGAGACTGTAACCAAGGACATGACTAACGGGTCATCTTTCATCAGCAACTTACTTTCTCTTAAGTTCCACCGCAAGGATGCAGCTAAGGCAAGACAGTTGAACATTGCAGGTGAAGGTCAGCGTTACCTTACTATCGTGGTGCTTGATGCAAATGGTAAGTACTGGTGGTTTGAATATATGCAACTCAACGGAGGCACAGGCGGTTCAGGAACTGCTAAGGCTGACGGCTCGAACTTCGATGTAACCTTCTTAGGTGAATACGAATCATGGGCGTATGAGTTGGATTCGGCTGCTGCTGCTACACTCACTTCTGTGAACTCTTAAACGAAACACTTTGAATTGGAAAGGGCTGCTTATGGTAGCCCTTTTCTTTTGCTACAATTTTTTACTGAAATACATTAATAGGTATGATAGTGCTTTACAAAGGTGATGAAAACGATGTTGTGCTAACGCTGAGTGAATCGGCAACGCTGACAAGTCCGTCATACTTATTTGAAGTTATCCGCGATCTGACAAACCCATCACCTGTATATTTCACCACGCCTGACGTGTCGGCATACCCTGAACGTTTCAATCATTTTGAAATCAAAGAAGGTGTAACAGTGACACTCGCAGCAGGTCAATATACGTACAGAGTTTATCAAACCGCAACCGTCACCACTAACCCAGCCGCCATCGTTGGTGATGCGCTCGAAGAAGGTATATTGAATGTGATTGACGCTAACACAACTGGAACTGTTTATGAGTAGATTAATGAAATTCTTCTCACCGCCTCAGCAACCTGCTGCAACGGTAGAAAACTATTCAACGCTTAGTAAATTCTCTACGCCATTTATGGAAGTTGGCGAAGGTAACTTATCGTTACCGTATATCAACAACCGCATCACAGGTGATAAGGGAATGATTTATTTCGGTGGGGATAACCTATACCCACAACTGATGAATCAGATGTACTACATCAGCCCGTTGCATTCGTCTATCATTGAGTTCAAAGTGCGCAGCGTTATCGGTGGAGGAATCGAAGTTGATGAGACAAACATGAATCAGCGTGAAATAGTTGAATGGAAAATGTTCAACTCACGCAACAACATCAAGCGAATTAAAGACCTTGTGACCCGTGATATTGTGATGCACGGTAGATGTTATTTCCTGTTAACTGTTAAGGATAAAAAGGCCGTTAAATACGAGCGCATATCGCCTGAGAAAGTACGTACTAACCGCGACAAGTCCTTGTATTTTATTGCGGATGATTGGTCAACTGAACTGGCGAAGAAATGGTATAAGCCTTACCATCCTGAGAATACAGAATCAAAACAAATCTACTGTTACGAATTAGATTCTATCGGTGATTTTCCATACCCTATTCCTCAATATACATCGTGTTTAAATTGGGTATTCCTTGACGGTGAAATGTCGTACTTGCATAAGAGTAATATTCAGAATTCCGTGTTTGCTTCGGTGATGATTAAATTCCCGAAGAAACCTGCAAGTAAAGAGGAGCAAAACGCCATCAAAGAAAGCATTGAAAAGGCTAAAGGTGCGCCAAGTGCAGGTCGTGTGTTCGCGGTATTCGCTAATTCTGCTGACCAAATGCCAGTATTAGAACCAATACCGACAAACAACAACGACCAACTGTTCATTCAGACTGATGGACGTATTGATGAGAAGATTTGTCAAGCGCACACCATCGACCCAATCCTCATGGGTATCCGTGTTAGCGGTAAGTTAGGCTCAGGAACTGATATTAAACAGGCTTACGTTATTTGGGAAAAGAATTTCGTAATGCCGACCCGTGAAGTGGTGCAAAATATCTTCGATGACCTCATTAATTTGTCAGGCGTGAAAGCAAAAATATCTATTGTGAATTACCAAATCATCGGTGATGTTATTGTTGAGAAAGGAGCGGCACAATGATTTATTTTGTTACAGATACGCTGCTAAAGAACACCACGAACGTAGGTGCTAACGCTGATACGCGCGATTTTCAACCGTTCATCCGTACAGCCTCCGATATGTGGGCGCAATCGTTACTTGGAACGTATTTCTATACGGACTTACTTACCAAATACAATGCGCAAACGCTATCATCTAACGAGCAAGTGCTAGTTGGTAAGATTCAAATGGTCATCGCGTGGAGGGCTGCCGCTGATGCGTCTTATGCGCTATCACGTAAGCCT